ACACTAACTTATCTAGGTCAGAACTTTTTGGTGTACACAGTCCGCAACCGCAAAACTGGTTTGGACAAACAATAATAGGCATTGTTTTAGATTCTAATTGATTTCTAAACGTGTCTATTATTTTTTTACCTTCGCTAATCTTACCAATACTTCCTCTTCCATCAAATGTTGCTTGGCAAGTTTGATGATGGTAAACAGAGTCTGTTTGCTGTTCTACGTGTAAAAAGAACCAGTTGACTGAGCAGTGCCAGTCTTTAAATTTTCTAAAATTAATAAATTTAACTTCTTGCTCGCCGCCTGAGCTACAAGTTTTAAAAGTTCTACCTCCACAGCAAGGACGACCTGTTAAAGTATCTTGACTTGTACGTCCCCAAAACTTTTGAAACCAATCTATTTGATCCTGGGTGTATGTGTGTGCGAATTTAGACCTGCTGTCAGGATCTTCTCCTATTGCTCTAGGCACAAACTTGATTTGTTTTTGTCTAAGAGTTTCACACAGTGTTTTACATTCTTCAAAATGCTGTGCGTGTAACATTACATTAACTTTTAATCCAATAGAAGATTCAGCAAATTGTTCTATGCGACTTATCACTTGAGATTTTAATTTGTCCACAGCTTCGGCATGATAGCTAACAGTAGCGTAATCAAAGTTTTCAATCACAGCAGATGCTATGCGTTTGCTCATAGCACCGTTAGTAGTCAAATCTAAATGTAAATTAAACTTGTCTTTGTATTTGGTGTTGTATTGTTGACGAATGTATTTGGCAAACTCGACAAACTTAGGATGTACTGTAGGCTCGCCGCCTGTAAAGCTGATATGTATATCCTTGGATTGTCTATACCGAGCCATCAACTCAGCATACTCGAACACAAAATCCGCACCCGCAGTCAATGCCGTCCATTCGGCGTGTGAACTAGTATTATCGTGTCTGTGCGGAGGACAGTAACTACAATCGTAATTACAACGTCTACCCAAGTCCCAAGTAATTAGAAATGGCTCCGCTCTAACAACATCAATGGTATCAAAGTTATTCATTAGAGATTCTCTTAACAAATTGATCCTTGGGTTTAGACGAAGGAGTCTTTCCACATACTCTGCCGCAGGTAATTAACTTCTTGTTATCCCAATAGTCATTCCAAGATGTTTGCCACTTATCACTGTCTATGATATCTTTGACCGTATGATGTAAGGCTGACAAGTTTTCTATGCCGCCAAAGTTTTCCACGATCTCAAAATACTGATCATATATCTCATCGTATATAGTACGTATAACAGACTTTAATTCATTCTCTGGAGGAGTTGTTGGTTGATAGTTGTATGGTGTACTAGCCAAGAAGCAACAAGGGAATACATGTTTGTGTGCGTCGATATAAATTTCTTTAGCATTTAACACATAGCAATCAATGGGTGTTTCTTTAAGCAATGATTTATAGTTTCTAATCATTGATTCTGTAACAAAGGTAACTGTGTTGCCACTTGGCGGTTCTATGTAATATTCAACTTGTCCGTCCTTGTTAAGAACGCTGTACTTTTCCTCACCGATGAACCTAGTTGTGTTCTTTACTGTGAATCTTTTAAACCCTAGCTCTTTAGATTTTGCTTCAGCTAAAAATGCTTGATGTTCGTTATGTTTAAATTTAATAAAGACCCATTCGGCAATACCACCGGCATTAATAAATGCTGTGGCATTCTTCATAAGAGTCGTATAGTTTACTCCAACCCTGTATAAATGATTTGTATCTTCTAATCCATCTATACCAAACAACACTACATGATCTTGCGGCAAAGCGTTGCGTAGATCCTTCCACCACTTGATACTTCTGGCTCCGCCGTTTGTGTGTATTCTTACTTTTATATTTTTGTTGCCATCCTTGATAAACTGACACATCTTGATCAGGTCGTCGTTCATAATAGGATCGCCAAAGTTTCCACAGAAGTAGACAAGGTCAATTTGATTTAAAATTTCTTCGTCAAACACTTTTACAAATTCTTCATAAGTCCAATCGGCTATTTTTAAATTTGTATTTTCAACACCGCCATGATACTTGCGTGGACACATGGGGCAGGATGCTTGGCATCGTGTACTAATTTCTAAATGAATAGATTTTAATTCGTTAAACTTAAACATTCTTATGCCCTATGATCATCCATCGATCATACAACTGTGTTTTCAAAGTACCGGACCATAGTTCTGTAAGATTGCTTTGTTGTCTGAATTCTTCTAAGCTATGGGCAATGCGTACATGTTCTGGAATAGCATAGTTGTTACTTTGTAGTACAACAAGGCTCTTTGCGGGCAGTCTTGATAACCATAGCTCATATTGCTCTTGTGTAATGTGCTCGCAACTTGTATTGATAATTACATTGCCCGATACTGGCACTGAACACATGTCTCCAGTTATGGCTCTAAACCTGCCATCCATTTCTTCAATCTTATTCATCATTGTTGCTGTAGGCTCGCAACTAGGATCAATATCTACACTACAGATATACTTGACTGGAATATGGCTTTGAAATAGCATACTGGCTAACACACCCACCCAACCGCCGTGTATGTCTATCCTAACTGGATCGGATTTAACTGGAATATAATTTGTTAAAGTTTCAATTAGCCACTCTTTACTTTGTACTTGTCCTCGCCAAAATGCGTCCAGTACTCTTTTAGGATCATCACTTTGGCGAATAGCGTTCATCCAGTAGTGTAGGTGTTCTGTATCTATTTTCATAATAAGTGTGCCAGTTCAGGAAATATTTTTTTAGCATCAGTTGATCGAATACTGTCTAAGTTATTAACGTACTCTTTAAAATCTGGAAGCTGTGACGAATGATCTTCTGATTCAATGAAACTTAGAATGCCTTCCCAACGTTGCCAACCATAAGGGTTCTGCTTCCAGAATACATCGTCCTGTGTATAGTTGTCCCATAGCCATTGTTTGAACTCCATAAACTGTTTACGAATTTCTAGTTTATCTTCTGCTGGCAAGATTCTAGCACTTAAGAATGTAGGAATGTAAAGCATGTGCATATTAAGAATGCCTCCGCCTACTAAGAAGTTCTCTACTGGGTATTTGTTAATCTTGCGGAAGTTTTGTTGTATTTTCCATTTGGCAAATTCTGTTATGTGCTTGATATTAAAAATCTGTACAGCACAGGCAATACCAATATGAATGTTATCAGGACTGTTATCAAGCAAGTGTAAGTTCTTAACAATGGTATCCCATTCCGCTGGATACCTAATATAGTGGTTGCGGTCTGTCGTAGCATCGATGCTAAAGGCAAACTTAACTTTTTTAAACTTGCTCCATACATCAATGATATCTTGGTTAACAAACAATCCGTTACTGTTATAGCGTAAGGTTATTTGTTGATTGTAACCTCTGCGAATGATTTCTTCAAGGAACCTTCTGTGTTCCTTAATCATTAAAGGTTCGCCGCCAGCAAAATACATCTGCTGTATGTTTGGAATCTGTTCAAACACTTCGTCCCAGAACTCTACTTTTTCATACCATGTGTTGTCAAAAGTTTTATTGTCCCAGTTGACCTGTTGTAAAACTATCGTGCTTTTAGTCTTGGCAACTAGTTTATCATAGTCCTGTACCCACTTGCTACTGTCGTGTGGACTACACATAACACACTTGAGATTACAAGTATGGCCTAGTCTAATATCAAAGTAACGAATAACTGGAGGTACTTCTCCGTCTTCGGCAGTGTCCTTGATTAGCTGTTCAAAGTCTATGCCGTCCTTATTCCACTCGTACATTTCCCATAGTCGCTTGCTGATAATGCCATTGTGTTCTTCTTCAAAGCACTTGGTACAACTAGCAGGGATCTTTCCTTCTAACATAGTCTTACGTACATCACGCATATAGACATTGTTGAATGCTTGTTGTAGAGTATCGCGACCAAAGTTTGCCACTTGTCCGTTTTCTTTTCTAACAAGCCCTATAGATAAATCATTAGAGGCTACACCGCTGGCATTGCTACCGCAACACAGTCTAGCGTCACCATTAGGCCGTGTTGCTAAGTGTATCCATGGCAACACACAAAAAGTGGGCGAGCCTGTCTTTTCTTCAATTATTTTAACATACTCTTTTATTTTGTTAGCCATATCATCTTCTTAGGTATTTTCGAGTCAGCTGAACTGACACATCTCGTAGTAACGCATTTAGGAGGTTGTACACGTAGTTCAAAATCCTCCAATGTGCCAATGGGCACGTCTTTACAGCTATATCCTCGTTTGACCTCATTACCTACTATTATAACACTTTGGTACCCAGCATTACAAGACCAATTGGTGAAACTATTAAACCCAAGCGCATTAAAACGTTCTGCTTGATCAAGGTAGTAGTCCTGTTCACCGTCTGTTAATCTAATCTGATATAAGTCTTCACCGTTGAGTTGCTGTTCAAAATCGTCTTGCATGATCTTGACCATGTCAGGAGTGTAGCCGTCTACAATAGCAGTAGCGGTATCATTGCTCTGCGGTTTAAGCGTTACATTGATTCCCTTGGCACGTAAGCGTTCACAGCGTTCCAGTGTTTCATAAAACTTGTCTGGGACCATAACTTGGTTGACCGTTACATGTACTCGTTCGTACATTAACTGTAAACACTTGTCACCAAACTCTTGCTCCTTGGCAAACTCTGCGTGATAGCTGGCAGTAATACTACGGCGCTGAAGTAAATCGGTATTGTTACACCAAGTGTTCCACCATTTTGAGCCAGGGCTTAAATTGGTAGTCATGTGTATGCTTTGATAAGTACTTTCGAGTTCGTCCAAGTGTTTTACTAATTCGGGCAGTTGTTTATATGCTGTGGGTTCGCCTCCAGAGAAGCTCCAGTGAAATTGAGTAAATCCGTTCAAACGAGCTTGACGTTTTATTTCATCTATTGTATGCTTGTAAACTTCTAAACTTTGATAGTCCAGTTTATCACTTCGAGCATAGGGCCAACAGTAGGAACATTTGTAATTACAAAACCTGCCCAATATCCAACTAATGTTAAATAATGGACGATCCAACATTGTTTGTTGCCCAAAAGCAACAATCTTTTCGAATGGTATATTTGAGAAATTCATTGACAGTATTTACAATTCGTTGTATAATATAAGCGTGGACGTGAGTGTAACTGGTAAACCTCCTCCTAGTAGCTTCGGCGAACGGAGGGCAAGGGCCCAGCTCCTAGAGCGGCTTTGTAGGTTCGAATCCTACCGTCCTCACCAATTTAATTAGGCACAGAAAGGCAAGTATGAAAAAGGCATTGTTAGTTTTGGCATTAGTAGCTACCACAGCGTCTGCTGAAATGGAGCGAAGCCCTACTGAATACTGGGACATAAGCAATAACAGAAACAACAATGTTTCGGTTAGTGTTAAACCTGTAGACAATATTAGGCAAGTGTGCGAGCAACAAAGTAGGTCTCGTGGATTTGGCGGCTTTGGCATTCCTATGGATGCTTGTACTTTCTGGAACAAAGATATCACAGGGTACAGTTGTACTATCTATGTAGGTAAAAAGACTAACAACGACATCCTTGGCCACGAATTGCGCCATTGCTTACAGGGTAGTTTCCATTGAAAAAAGTAGCATCAAGTCCGGACCGACATACCTTTCAAAAAGAAGGGTATATTGAAAATTGCGAGGAAAAGGGCAAAGAGCCTAATCCTGCTTATATTAAAATGTACGAAGATTGGAAAAAACTGGACGAGGAAAGAATCTTAGATCCTGCTTGGCAAAAGAACAACATGGAGTATGATCTCCGTAGTTCAAAAGAAATGTGCGACAAAGTTAAAGCCAGTGACAACTATGCTCAAAACTTGTATGCCGCCATGTG